TGTTAAATGTTATAATACACGTTGGTATTGACGTAACTTCAAACATTTTATCTGGACATACAATTATACTTTCTATGAAATTCATTTCGACTAAATACTGTCTTATTTGCTTTTCCTTTTGATTGTCAGTGCTTAACACGCCATTCGGCAATATAAAACTTGCCTTGCCATTAATTTCATCTAACGCAGTCAATATAAACGCATAATTCGCATTACTTTCCGGCGGTACTTCGCACTGTGAAAATCTATTCTGTAATTGTGCAAATACAGGTTGTTCCCATTTCATATTGTACGGCGGATTCGATATACAACAATCAGCTTTAAATTCGCTCTTAGTTATCTCTTTAACAGTTGCAAATCTATCACCCTTTTGCGTCCTGTATGTTTTGAAATTTTCATCTGACAATACATCACAATGAATAACTTCGGCGTCAATATTTCTAATTGCCAAATTAAACAACAAAAACGGAATAACACGATTGTCATATTCTTTGCATATAAATTTTAAATCGTTATTCTCGTTCCATTTTTGGATTGTCAATGCTCCACTTCCCGCACACAAATCTAAACAAATTTTTTCATCTTTGGTTTTTGATAACTCTGCAACCGCTACCGCAAGGCTTTTCGGTGTGTAGTCCTGCATTTTTTCTTTGCGGTCGGCAAAATAATATTGAAATATCATTTGCATATAATCTATTGTTAAATCAGGACATATTAAAATCCAATCTTCACATAGCTTTCGACAATTTTCGGCATTTAACAATGTTGATTTTAATTCATCAACAACATCTTCAATTTTTTCTATGCTGAAAACGTTCTTGAATTTTTCAACTAATTGCAATAGCTCCATAATTATGTCCCTTTCTTTATCCAAAAATAAAAACAGACTGCATATGATTAACACATACAATCTGTTTAATCTAATATCTCCATTCCCACCAATCAATTTTGAGATATTCACCCATCATCTCACGACGATACACTACCTTTTTTACGAAAATAACGAGCGGTAAGATATAGAACACAAAATATTGCACTGTATATATGTTTTGCATTATTTTTTGTTTGCTCATTCTTTTCGCATTATAAATTATACCATAGGAAAAACGGACAAAACGGACAAGTTTAATTTTTTTTCAAAAATCTATTGACACGTTTTCTCACTGCGTCAGCCGAATTGCCACCACCCATCTTGAACGCTATCCACTGCCACGACGGCATTATCGTTCCGTCTATGTATCTATATCGGAATATGCGACGTGTTTCACTGTCTGATATACCGGCAACAAACAATTCAATCTTGTTTTTCTGCCATTCTAATCGTTGACGTAATATAATATTATTCTCGTTCTTTTGCGTTGGCTCAACGCCCGATACAGAAATACAGTGTTTAACGTACGGGAACTCACTGTCAGAGCCTGTGACAGTTCCGTGTACTGTACTACTGTTTATTCTGTCATTTACCTCGTTTAATTCCGCTACAATACTGCGATACTGTTTTAGCTCTTCCTTTGTCAAATTAATTCCCCCTATGCTTTCTTGTCCGGTACATACTCCGGACACTTTTCAATCCTATACGAATCATACGTCTTGCGTTGTACCTTTTCAGCAGTCCAACCCTCCACAGGCTGAAAGCAACTGCTCCACGAACAATCGCCGCAAGCTTTCTGACACGCCCAACATAATTGTTCTTTAACCATTTTGTACCTCGTCTAATCTCTGAACATACTCAGTAAAATACCATATCAGTTCATCTTTGAATACTTCGATAGCTTCTTCGGCTTTTTCTTTGGTGGTGAAATATATTGTATTAGGTAATCGCATAATATAATAATACTCTGCGTACATTTCTTCAGAACTATATATAATAAACCACTTCTTTTTACTTTCATTGTTCCAATCTTCTACTGAAATAGGCTCGTCGTTTTGTGCCTGCCATTGTCTTAGTTGACGGAGTAATCTGTCTGCTCTTGCATTGTTCTCAGCAATGGTTTTATCGCTGTAATAATTGCCTACATCATAACGATTTTGGTCAAATAGGACGGTATTCTCATCTTCTATTACTAAATCTATAGTATTGACAAAATAATGCTTCTTATTGTTACATTCTTCTCTTCCCTCATACCCAGTTCTAGGTTTATCCTCAAGCAATCCCAACTTTTTTAACTGCTCAACCAGTCCCAACTCTTTCAGCTGTCCTTCCGATATTTCAGCTTGAACGGTTTTACCATTTGCATTAATCGTTACTTGCATTTTTTTGTTCCTCACTTTCTTTATCACAAAATCACTTTTTTGCTATCTTCCCATATCTCTGTCTTTTCAGCCACTAACGGAGCAAGTCCCGCGTCAGTTGACACCGTATATTCACCATATCCTTGTTCCATTAATTCTTTGAACTTTTCATAAAAATCTGCGACTGTCATTGTCTTATTCCTCCTAAAAATAAATTAATCCATACCCTCATACAAACTTTTGCTGACCGAAATATCCTCAATATTTGTTTCGTGTATTGCTGTTGCTATCTTCAATTTTGTTTCTCTGCACGGCATATATCCATATTTGATATATCGTATCATTCGCTCAAATGTTGACATTGGAAACAGTATTTTGTCATCGACTACCAATCGTTTTGTATGTAGGTGTTCAAAAAACTTATCGTCGTACATTACTTTATATTCAATATGTTTTCCGTCGTCCTCCGTTACTTCTTCTTTGAAATATGCAAACTTTGATATAGTAAAATCAAAATTTTCTAACATCGACTTTGCGTCATTGAAATTTTTACGACATAACTCCAATACCAACCCACTGTCTATATGCTTATATGCCTTGACATTGTCGTTTTCGTAGTAAAAATTATATTGCACTGTCAATGCGTTATCGCCTGTATATCCTTCTGTCTGACTGTCGAAGTATTCCACGGCGCAATAAAATTCTTCCTCGTCATCAAAAAATATATCTATGTCCTTTATCTTTTCACCGTTGAAAATGTTTTTAAAACAGCCGCCTGCTATGTATCCTTTATGTCCCATCATAAACTTGTCCAAAAAATTCAACATATGAAAATTTTCTCTGTCTTGTTTAATTATCATCGTTTTCCTCCAATTCAATCACCTTAAATATTTCACTTTGCTGTTTAGCACCGTCATTTTTATCAATAATACCCTGTTTTATTGCAGTATATAAATCAGCTAATCGTGCTATGATGAAACATTCCCCGCAATTAAATTCACCACTGTTATACATATCGTCATAGCATTTTGCAAACTTTTCGCCATCAGTTACACATATATCCGACAATTCGTTTGCCTTAGCTTTCAGCTTATTTCTTGTAGCTTTATCAATCATCATTCAGCACTTCCTCAATGAACTTTTTAAATCCGTCAAATTCAGACGGTCTAAGGACTGTAACTGCACCGCCGGAAGTTAATATTTTATCTAAATGACTGCGTTGCAACGGTGCCAACTTACCGTGTTCAGCTTTAATTTCAACACCGACAAATCTACCATTCGCACATACAAGCAAATCGGGAACGCCCGCTCTTGTACCTCCGCAACCATAATATTTAACCACATAACAGCCTTTACTTCTAAGCCATTGCTTAACTCGGTTTTCAAAATTCTTTTCCTCTGCCATCAGCCAAATTCCTTTCTGAATAATTCGTCTGTATAATCTTTTCGCATTAACAGACACTCATATATCTTTTCTTCCACGCTCTTATGGCACATCATTATGTGATAATAGCATTGTTTTTCTTGACCGATACGGCATATCCTTGCCTTTGATTGCTCGAACAGTTCCGAACGTTCCGGCAGAGAAAAATATATAATTCTGTTCGCCTTTTGCAAATTTAATCCCATAGCTCCGGCTTGATATTGTATCAATGTAACTGAATTATCGTTATTTTCGTATGCTTTTAAGTCCTTGATCTGTCCGTTTACTATGCTTATCGGTCTATCAAACAGCACTTTTCTTAATGCTTCAAGTTCGGTATTGAAATTGTAGAATATAATAACCCTGTCAGATGTAGAATTAACTAAATCAATTAATCGCGATATTTTGTCTTTGCTATATGCACTACATAACATTCTTGCATACAGTCTTTTTGACAATGTACTGTCACCTGTCAGTTCCTTATCGTCTATCTTGATTATCCTGTCTTTCATAAATTTTTTATAGTCTGATGAAACGGTTGAATATTCCTTGATAAACGTCTTTTCCGGTAACTTAATAACTTCTTCCGCCTTAGCGAATACCGCACCGTATTCCTTTAGTTTTGCCTTTAATTCGCTTACATTCTTGTATCCTGTAACTACTCTGAACATTGGACCGCCGTAACTTCGTAATTCCGTTTTTATGTATCGGTTATAATATGCTGTTTTTGTAATCTTCCAACCTAACAATCGTAACTGCGAATACAGGAACTCATACTTGCCGTCTGTCGGTGTACCGGATAACAATATTGTGTGTGACGGTTTCAACGATAATATGAATTTCGTACGTTTTGCAGTTTCATTTTTTATCATTGAACTTTCATCTAACATCATCGTAAAATTCGTTAATCGTTTTAATTCTTCACGTCTGTATGCAAGCTCATAATTTATAATACCGATACATTTGTATATCGGATATATCATAAATGCCTGCATATCCTTTTTATTCGTCAAATCAAATACTGCATAATCCGTATAATGCTCTTTGAAATGCTCGCACCAGTCTTTGATTTTAGACTTCTGACACACAATTATATTCACACGTTCGCCGTATAATCGTAATCGTTCACTGCCTATAAACG